ACGTCTCGCCGCGCTCATACAGCCGCCGCGTCAGGTTCAGCAAAAAATCGCTGATGCTCTGGTAATCGTTCGGCCGCCGCATGATGCGCGACAGCGCCGAATTCGTCACCCGCTCGCGCCCGCCATTGGACAGGCTGCGCCAGTGGTCGCCGGGGCACATCGGCACCGTCTGGCTATAGGCGCTGATGCACGCCTCCAGCATGGCGCTGCGCCCCGTGTAGGGTTGGAGGTTGTGACCCGACTGCCACCAGTTGAGGTAGCGTCCGGCGCTGGCGCTGAGCCAGCCGCCGGACAGCATGTAGGGGCCGGGCCGGTATTGTCCCTCAACTGCCCGCGCCTTCCAGGGAATGACGCGGGCGAGCCAAGCCGTGTTCATCAGCGGGTCGTGTAGCCGCTGCCGGTTTGCGGATTCATCGCCCGCTGGCGTTGCTCCAGTTGCTCAAGTTCGCGCTTGTGCCTCGCTTCGAGCGCGTCGCGCTCGCGCTTTTGCACTTCTGCAGGAGTTTCAGGCGGCGACGCTTTGGTCGGATCGTAAGTTCCCTCGGCCATCTGGTCGAGTTCCGCCTGCGTCGGGGTTGCCGGTGGTGGGGTCGGCTCGCTCAGCGGCTCAACGCCCTGTCGCGATGCGTGGTGCTGACGCGGTTGCGCCGGCTGCTCAGGCGCCGGGTGTTGCTCGTTGCGGCTTTGCATTTACTTTCTCCTCATGGCACTTCGATGGCGATCGCAAAATCGCGTTTATCCCATTGGATCACCGGGAAAGAGCGCGTCCCCGACCGCACTTTTAGAAACGCGACGGCGCGCAGGTAGTCCGACAGCGGCGCCACGACGACGGCGCTGCCGGGTACCACCGGAATGACAATTTCCTTGCCGTCCATCCCGACCAGGTCGTTGTAGCCCTGCCCGTCCGACGAGATTTGGAATGACAGGTTTCCGCCGCTCCAGGCCGCCGGCATCGTCAACCGGACAATCGCCCCGGCGGTGCAGTCCAGACCGTCCGAGAGCGATTGTCCGGGCTGAATGACCGGCCCGTTCAGTACTTGGAGCGGCATCTACCAGGTCACTCCCGACATCCACTGCACCATCCCGGTGCGGCGCATCGCCCAAGTCGTCGGCAAGATGAGCCGCAATGCGAGTTGGTTGGTCTGGTACATGCTCTCGACCGGAGCGGCGACGACATTCGGGGTACCTGGTGTCGAGATATTGGCCGGCGCCGTGTCCTCGATATGCAAGGTCGCCTCCTCGCTGACCATGAACTCGGGCGTTCCCATGACGCTGACGAAATCGGCGGCATCGATCATGTAAACCGTGCCGGCCGGCACCACCGTCGACTCGATGATGGTGAGTCGATTGGTGAACTGCTCGGTCCAGTTAAACCCGGTATTGCCCGGCCCCGGCGTCATCATCAACCCGAGTGCCTGCGCCGGGTTGATCAGCATCACCAGCCGCTCGCCGGCATTGACGTTGTAGAAGGGCGCCGTCAGCAGCTTGAGATCGCCGAGGATCGCGGCATAGCCGCCGCCGGCCGTAGGGGTGAGAGCCGCCACGCCGTTGATCAGACCCGCTGGCCTGGTGCTGCCGCTGCCGCCGCCGGCAACGTTGTCGATCAGGAGCGTGTCGAGCATCAGCCCGGTCTTGCGGATGATCGCGTCGCGCACCAGCCCTTCCAGGCTTGGGTTGCTGTAGGCGGCGATCTCTCGGCTGTAGCGGGTTATGACGCCGACCTTGTGCGGATATAGGCTCAGCGACGTGAAGCCCATGCGGCGCACCGGGATTGGCTGCGCCTCACCGACGAAGCTGCCGGCAATGTTTGGGGTCGCCGCCTCGCTCGGTATCCTGATGACGCCCGCATCGGGGCCGAATTGGAGCGATGTGCCCTGCGCCGCCAATGTCGGCAAGATGCGCCGGGCGGTCAGCGGCTGCAGCATCGCCGCGGTCGCGATCTGCACCAACTCGGCCGCCCATGTTGCAAGTGTCGTCGAGGCGCCCGCCACCGCTGCGCGGGTGATGACCGAGGTAGCCTCGTCGTCGGGGTAACGGTCGGCGAGGATGTCCTCGACGGCCCGGTGCTGGATGTAGGCGCGCAAGGCTACCGAACCGGCTCGCCATAGATATTCCTGCGGCTCGACCTCGCGCTGCTGCAGGCCCAGCGGACGGCGCGGCAGGGCCGGCGTCCGGGCTTCGGGTTGCTGCTGTGCCGACCGTATTGCCAGGGAGCGCTCGCTGCGCTCAAGGCTGGCGAGCCGCTCGGTCACCGACTCGATTTCGGCGTTGAGATCGTCCGCCCTGATCGGGTCGTGGTCGGGGTCGCGGGTATGCTCGACAAGGCTGTCGCGCGCCGCGTTGAGTCGTTCCTGAGCGTGTTCGATCTGCTGACTAATGGTTTGCGTGGTCATCGGAGTGCCCCTCGATCGGGGTTGCGTCACGGCATGCCCGCCGGGCGTGGCTATGTCCCGTCTCTGTCCGGCATGCCCGCCGAAGACGAAGGCCATAGTGTCGTCAGAAATGTTCAGCGACTTCGCCACCGCGAGCGCCGCCGGGTTGGCCGGGACGCTGACGATGGAGGTTTCGAGCAGCTCCTGCCGGGTGTAGCGGGTGCCGGCCAGTGGGCGCTTCGGATCGATCGGCTCGCTCGCGACGCCGCGGAACCCGACACTGGTGGCGCGCAAGATGTCCTGCTCGATCAGCGACAGGATCTCGTCGGTGCGCTGCGAGGTGCCCTTCTTCGCCGGCTGGAAGTCCGCGACAAGCCGACCGTCCTCGACCCGGATGTTCTGCCACTTGCCGATCGGCTGATGTGGCGAGTGGTTGAACAGCGCGATCGGGTTCGACCGGAAGCCGTCGAGCAGCCAACCGTCCGGCTCGATGATGTCGCCGTAACGGTCCATCGTCGCGTCGCTCAACACGTAGGACTGACTGCCCGCGGCCTTGCCGGCCGCGGTCTTGCGGATCATCTGCATGGAATGCCCCTGGGAGGCGATAGGAAGGCCGCCAAGCGGCCTCAATGACTTTTAGCGGTCAGACGATCATCGCCTGGATGTCGATCTCCTGGCTGTCCTCAAGCGGCGCGACGCCGCACAGTTCGGCGAGCGCGATCGCGCCGTCGATGCGCCCGGCGCTGCGGTCCTTCGCCAACTTCCGATTGCCGGCAGGGTCGCTCTTCACCACCGCGTTTGCCATGCACATCGACAGCACCGGATGCCCGCCATGCGCGATGCGGCCATTGAGGATCTCGCCTTCGAGCGCGCGCAGCGCCGGGCTCATGTCCTGATAGCCCTGCCCGAACTCGACGAAGTGCTCGTCGAGTTGGCCTTCGGTAAAGCCGGCCTTCAACAGCCACGGGCGCAGGTGCCGCCAACCCCACCGATCAAATCCGATCTTGCGGATGTCCAGCCGATCGAACAGGCCGCGGAGATGCTCGGCAACGTACTCGTAATCGACGCTCTTGCCGGGTGCCGCCAGCAGGTGCCCGTCGCGGTGCCAAACGTCATACGGCACCCGGTCCGCCCTGGCCTTATTCGCCAACCCGTCGCCCGGCAGCCAGAACGTCGGGTGTATCTGCCACACGCCGTCGATGCGCGCGCCGAGCACCAAGGCGGTGAGGTCGTTCACCGCCGACAGGTCGAGGCCGCCGTAAACCGGGTGCCCGTCCAGCGGCAGCGGGGCCGCGCCGCACGCCTGCCACAGTTGCCGGCTGATGAACGGGGCGCTCGCCTCGACGCGTCGGTTGAGGATCAGGTTCTCGAACTCGGCCTGGCGCGACGGCATCCGCTCCGCGTCGGCTGCCATGCCGCGTGCTTCCGCCGCATTCAGAAAATCCCCGAATGCCGGGTTCGCCGCCTTTATCGCCTCTTCGCTAAAGGGGTCCAGATCCATCGGCGCGGTGTAGAGCGACACCACGACGCGCGGATCGTGCGCCGCGATACCATCGTCGATCAGCACCGAGAGCAGATCCGCATCGGTCGGCGCCTGCGTGCTGATGATGAGCGAGAGCGGATGTTCCTGAGCGCCGGTAGCTGTTTCGAGTGCCTCGTAAAGCCGGCTGCGCGGCCCGCGGACTTGGCCTAGCTCGTCGTGCACCGTAAAGACCGGGCTGAGTCCGAACGCCGTTGTCGCCTCGGCGCTGAGCGCCCGGTACAATGTCTGCATCGCCGGGCAGAACAATTCTTTCGCCGTGTCTCGGATAACAATGCCGCCGCCTTGGCTACCGTTCAGTGCCGGATTAAGGCGCACCATCTTCGCCGCTAAACCGAAAATAATGCCGGCCTGCTCTCTCGATTGCGCTGCCGAAAACAACTGGCTGTTCGGCCGTGCCTCGTCGCCGCACAAATGCAGCAGCAACAGGAATGCGGCGAGGGCGGTCTTGCCGTTCTTCCTGCCGAAACTCAGGATCGCGCGCCGGGTGCCGGCCGGGTTGTCGTATATCCGGCATATCTCGCGGCGCTGCCACGGGCGCAGCTTTACCCGCTGGCCGACCAACTTCCCTTCGGGAACCCGGCACCAGTTCTCAATCCAGGCGCAGTTAGCTTCGCCCCTGGACGGCTTTTTCCCACGGGACATTGATCTGCGAGATTGTTCTGGGATTGCCACGATAGGTTTTTGTTGATTGTTGACTGATCCGCATCGAGGCGGCGAGCGCCTTCAGTGAAGCACTCTGCGACTGCTGCGCCTTCAACAACTCAAGATAAGTCTCAACATCATCGGCGTGCCGTTCGATCAACTCGGCGATCCGCTTTGCAGCGATTACGTGCCGGCAGTATTGTGCCAGCAAAGGCGCGTTACCTGGGTTGAACCAGTCGGCCTCCACCGATGAAGTCACCGCAACCCATACCTCAACCTCTTCATCCGCCAATTCGGGCGGCGGGCGCTGCCGATCGAGCGTTTGCAGCGCCGCAGGCACCAAATCGGCCACCGCTAGCCGGCCGCGCTTACGTGAAGTTGATCTCATCCGCAAATCCGCATAGTTGCCGGGAAGCTACCAGTTTTTGAAATTTCGAG